ATTGGCGCGTGGGCCTTCGCCTGTATGCCCGGGACCAGCAATAGCTGGCCGAGAAATGGCGAACCCAGCACGGCGCCACATGCTGGGTTCCTCCAGGGGTGGGGTCGGTTGGCCTGGCACGGTCTTCCCCCCTGATGAGTTGCCGCTATTTTAGGAGATCCGCAATATGGCTGGAACCCATTTTTCTGTTGACGTTCTTGCAGGCGATGCCGACGCACAGTTGCAACGCCTGGATGACTCGCTCGGCAACACGGCACCTCTGGTTGCGCAGATCGGGGAGTATCTACAGAGCGCCACTGAATCAAGGTTTCGCACACAAACGGGGCCAGAGGGCACGGCTTGGCAGCCACTGACGCCGCGCTATCTGCGCCGCAAAAAACGCAACAAGGACAAAATCTTGACTTTGGACGGGTACTTGCGCAGGTTCATCCGCTGGCAGGCAGACGGCACAGACGCGGTGCTTGTGGGAACAGACAGAAAATACGGAGCGATCCACCAGTTCGGCGGCAGCATCAACATGCCAGCACGTCAGGCGACGGTGCATTTCGGCGCGGGCAAAGCCAAGCATTTGTTCGTCAAAAAGAAAAAGGCAGCTACCAGCCGACAGGTGACAGTCGGCGCGTACAAAGTCACGATGCCCGCCCGGCCGTACCTCGGTCTGGCCGAGGCTGACACTGTCGAAGTAACGCAAATCACCCTCGACTGGCTCAAGGCCCGGTAGACAACTGGGCAGGTTGTGCCCTCGGCCAAAAGACCGCAGCGCCCCCGCCGCCGACCATGGCGGGCATGTCCTCCAAAACTCCCCGCATCGCCGTTCTGAGTGCCGCCCCGGCAGCCAGCTGCGCCGCTGTGGCCGCCTGCAGCTTCGCCGCGCTGGCCCAGCCCGATGGCAATGGCCGCTACCTGCTGCAGGTCACTCCTGGCCAGGACTTCACCCCCAGCGATGGCCGCGAAATGGACGTGTCCGCGTGGCGCATCAATGCCGCAATCGCCGCCCAGGTTATCAGCCGCCACAACGCCGCGCAGCCCCTGGTCATCGACTACGAGCACCAGACCCTCCACAAGGAAACGAACGGCCAGCCCGCGCCGGCTGCGGGCTGGATTCACGGCCTGCGCTGGATCGAGGGCCAGGGCCTGTTTGCCGAGGCTGAGCTGACCGAACGTGCCAAGCAGGCCGTCGATGCAAAGGAGTACCTCTACTTCAGCCCCGTGTTCCTGTACGCGCCCAACACGGGGGAAGTGCTGAAAGTGACCATGGGCGCATTCACCAACAACCCGGCGATTCACGGCATGCAGGCGCTCAACGCCATGCAGGCGGCGGCATCGGCGCGGTTTTCTCCCACCAAGACCCCCTCCGAGGAATCCATGACGCTGCTCTCTACGCTGCTGGCCAAGCTGGGCCTGCCCGACACCACGACCGAGCAGGCCGCCCTGACGGCCGTGCAGACGCACAAGGAAATCGCCGATGCCGCGCGCCAGGGGCTGGCGCTCAAGTCCGAAGACGGCGCCCCTGCCGTCACTGCTGCCTGCACCGCCCTGACCACCAGGAGCCCGGATCCGTCCAAGTTCGTGCCCGTGGGCGCGCTGCAGCAGGTGCAGGACCAGCTCGCCGTGCTCACGGCGCAGCAGCAGACCGAACAAATCGAAAAGCTGATCGCCCCAGCGCTGGCCGATGGCCGCATCCTGCCGGCGCTGGAGCCTTGGGCGCGCGAGCTGGGCAAGGCCAGCCTGGCGCAGCTGAGCGCCTTCCTGGAGAAGGCTCCCCCCGTCGCGGCCCTGACCTCGACGCAAACCAAGGGCATACCGCCGAACGGTCTGGCCAAGGGCGATGCACAGCTGTCGGCCGACGAGCTGGCGGTATGCACGGCCATGGGCATGAGCCCCGAGCAGTACAAGGCCGGCGCCTCTAGCGCGGCCTGACGCGTCCTCTACCACTTCCCATCGCAAGAGAGCACTCATGACCGCACTCACGCAAGACCGCAACACGCTCAGCCGCAATGGCGACCAAGTCGAACCGTCCGTGGCCGCCAACGCCCGGATCTTTGCTGGCGCGCTCGTTGCCATCAACGCCGCAGGCCTGGCTGTGCCGGGCAGCACCGCCCTGGGCCTGAAAGGCGCCGGTGTGGCCGAGCGCCGCGCCGACAACACAGGCGGCACTGCCGGCGCCATCCGCGTGCGCCTGTCCCGCAGGCCGGCCCAGTTCGCCAACTCGGCTGCCGCCGACGCCATCACTCTGGCTGACCTCGGCGCCGACTGCTTCATCGTCGACGACCAGACCGTGGCGAAGACCGATGGCACTGGCACGCGCAGTCGCGCCGGCCGTGTGTACGACGTCGATGCCGATGGCGTCTGGGTCGACTTCCGCTGATTCGCCCCTCCAGGAGCCCTCCCAAAATGATCATCAATCAGAGCAATCTTTCGATACTGAACCAGGCTTTCAGCGGCGCCTTCAAGGGCGGCCTGTCTACGGCCGCACCCATGTGGAAGCAGCTGGCCACCCTGGTGCCCAGCACCACGTCGGAGCAGAAGTACGGCTGGCTGGGCAAGATCACCAAGTTCCGCGAATGGATCGGCGAGCGCCAGTACCAGAACCTGGTCCAACACGACTACACGATCAAGAACAAGACGTTCGAAAACACCGTGACCGTCGACCGCGAGGACATCGAGGACGATCAGTACGGTGTCTACGCCCCCATGTTCGAGCAGCTGGGCCAGGATGCGGCGACCCATCCCGATGAGATGGTTTTCTCGCTGCTGATGGCGGGCTTCAACACGCCGTGCTTCGATGGCCAGTACTTCTTCGACACGGACCATCCCGTGGGCGTGCCGGGCAAGCAGCACAGCGTCAGCAACTTCCAGGGCGGCAGCGGCACGCCGTGGTTCCTGCTGGACAACTCTCGTGTCATCAAGCCGTTGATCTACCAGAAGCGCCGCGACTACGCGTTCACTGCCAAGACCAGCCTGACGGACGACAACGTCTTCAACCGCAACAAGTTTGTGTGGGGGGCGGACGGTCGGGGCAACGTCGGCTTCGGTCTGTGGCAGTTGGCCATGGCATCCAAGGAAGACCTGACGGTCGATGCGTACTCCGACGCCCGGGCGCAGCACCAGTCTTTCAAAGCCGACAACGGCCAACCGCTGGTGATCCGCAGCACCGAGCTGTGGGTGCCACCGACGCTGGAGCGCAAGGCGCTGGAGATCGTCCAGGCCGAGCGTCTGGCAAACGGCGCCTCCAACGTGATGGCCGGCACCGCCAAGGTGGTGGTCTGCCCCTGGCTCCTCCAGTAACCCGGCAATCCGCAACGATTCAAGGACCGCAAACATGGCATCCAACAACACGCCCCGTGCACGCCGCGCGCCGGCAGCCCGCGATACCGACCAGGCCGGGAGCCTGGCCCCTGCCGCCGAAGGCATGCACCAGGTGCTCCAGGTCGTGGCCAAGCGCGACGGCTTCCGCCGCGCCGGCCGCGAATGGCACGGCACCACGGTCGTGCCCCTTGCCGAACTGACACAGGAGCAGTTCGAGCAGATCCAGACCGAGCCCATGCTGGTCTCGATGCTGATGGAAGTCCCCGAAGAGTCGGTGGGCGACCTGGTGTCACGCCAAGAGACCGACAGCGAAGCGGGCCAGGGCTGATCGACCCAACACACCCCAGTGGCGTGCGGCATTCGCCGCGTCTGCGGCCGGGGGCGGATAGCCCGACCACAAGCACCTCCCCGGCAACCCGAATTTTGGAAACCATGCCCTACATCGCACTCTCCGCGCTTGCAGAGCGCCCCGGCGCCCGCGAGCTGGCACAGGTGGCCAGCTCCGAGCACAAGCGCATCGTCGACTCAGAGCTGATGGACGCCACGCTGCGCGGTGGCGACCGCAGTGCCTGGAGCGCCGATGAAGTGGCTGAAGCTGACGAGGCGCAGGCCCGCATCACCGACGCCGTGACAGAAGCCGACGCCACCGTCGACGGCTTCCTTGCGCGGCGCGGTTATGCGCTGCCGCTGCAGCCCGTGCCGACCATCGTGGCGGGCTGGAGCCGGGCGATCAGCCGTTACCTGCTGCACAAGAGCCGCATCAGCCTTGAATCCAACGACCCCATCGTGCGCGACTACCGCGACGCGCTCAAGCTGCTGCAGCTGACGGCGGACGGCAAGTTCTCCCTCGGCGCGGACGACACCGTGGCAACTGGCGGCAGCTCGACCGATGTGCGGTTTGCCGGAGCGCCCACCGTATTCGGCCGCGACCAGTTGCGCCATTTCCGCTGAGGCAAGCAGGCATGAACTTCGAGCCCTTCGATACCGGCCTGGTCGTACAGCGGCTCAAGGACCAGGTGCCCGAGCTGCGCGAGGTCGGCGGCGCTGCCGACTATGCCGCCATCCAGGAGCTGCGTGGCTTCCCCGTGCCTAGCGCCTACGTGATCTTCGCAGGCGAGTCCGGCAGTCCCGCACCTGGCCCCCGGGGTGCACGTGTGCAGCCGGCCCTCGCGCGCTTCGGCGTGGCGCTGGCGGTGCGCAACTACCGGCCCGGCGCGGGCGCGCAGCTGGCCCCCGAGCTGCGCAAGTTCCTGGGCATGACGCGGGCCGCCCTTATCGGCTGGTTGCCGCCTGTGCCCGGTGCCACGGCTCTGGCCTGGGAGGCCGGGGAAGTCATGGACTACGACCACTCGACCGTGCTGTACGTCGAGTCCTATCAACTCACCCATCTGCTGCAACGCTGAGGACAACATGACCAAGACACAGACCCAAGATCCGCCCGAAAAGCTGGAGACAGTGCGGCTGCTCAAGCCACACACGCATGCGGGCAAACCGCGCCCAGCCGGCGCGGCAATTCGCGTGGACGAACCCACAGCGGCCTGGCTGCGCGCAGCGGGTGTCGTCGCCGCCAAGACCGAGCCGGGCGCCTGAAGCAACCATCTTTTTCGGAGAGCGACATGCAAACCATTGAAACCTACTACTACGGCCAAGGCCGGCTCTACAGCAGGCCCAAGGGCACCCAAGGCGCGGGCGGGTGGCGCTGGTGGGGGGACGTGTCCGCACTGCAGTTCGGCGGCACGGACGAATCTGCGGCTCACAAGGAAAGCTACAGCGGCAACAAGGCCAGCGTGCGAAAGTTCAGCATCGGCGGCGACCGCACCCTGCAGGGCACCCTGCACCAGGTCGACGTGTATGCGCTGGCGGAACTGCTGCGCGGCAATATCACCGAAACGGCAGCTGGCACTGTGAGCGCCGAGGCGCTGCCCGCCAATCTGGCTGTGGGCGACACGATCAAGCTGGACATGCCGTACAACGTGACCGACTTGGTCATCACGGACAGCACGGCAGCGCCTGTGACGCTGGCACCCGAGAACTATGAGCTGTTCGCATCCCACGGCAGCATCGACATCCTGAGCATCCCGGCCGGTGTGACGCAGCCGTTCAAGGCCGCGTACAAACATGCGGGCATGCGCCAGGTCGCATTCTTCGCTGCTGCACCGCGCGAGCTGGAACTGCGCTACGAAGGCGTCAACCTGGCCGAGGGCAATGCCCCGGTCATCGCCGAGTTCTACAAGGTCTCGACGCAGCCCCTGCAGGAGCTGGCATTGATCACCAGCGGCAATGCTCTCGCCGGCATCCCGTTCAATGCCGAGGCGCTGCTGGACACCAGCAAGCCCGCATCGGGCGCGTTGGGGCAGTTCGGCCGCTTTGTGCAGATCAACGCTGTTGCGCCCTGACGCCATGGCACAACGCGTTGAAAAACCAAAGGGCGGCAAGGTCGGCCGCGCCGCTCCAGCGCAATCTGCCACGGACGGCGCGAACGACATGGAAGTACTCCACCCGGAGCGCGAGCTGCAGCTGGCAGGCCAGGCCGTCGTCGTGCGCGAGTACGGGAATGTCGAATGGCTGCGCCTGCTGCCCCGTGCCGAGCCGCTGGTGGCCACCATCGCGCAGGCCCTGCAGGCCGACGAATCACCGACCTACGAGCAGGCGCTGCGAACGATTGCCGAGCACGTCGACGGCCTGCTGCCGCTGATCGCGCAGGCAGTAGACCGCGACCTGGCATGGATCGACACGCTGGAGCCGGCTGAGGTCGAGCTGCTGCTGATGACTTGGTGGGGGACGAACGCGCATTTTTTCGTGCAGCGCGCCATCAACCGGGTGGCCGTGGCCACGCGAACCAGCGAAGCGCGGGCGGGAGCACTGGCTGGGGTGCCATCTACGCAACCCTCGTCGCACACGGCCACCGATTCGGTGACCTCGGGCAATACACCCAGCGGCAGTTGACGCTGTTCTACCGCGAAGCGCTGCGCATGGAACGCCAGCGCAGCGCGCGCCGCCTGGCCGACGTCAATGCCGCCATGGCGGGCGGGGATGCCGCCAAGCAGCGCTACACGAACTTGACCAAAGACTGAGGGGATAGGACATGGCCACGGCTGGCGGCGACCTGAATGTCGCGTTGCGCTTTCAGACGAATGTCGAACAGGCGCGTGCAGACCTGAAGGCATTGCGCCAAGACCTGGCCGGCGTGGGCAGCACTGCGCCACAGGGCGCGGCCCAGGGCCTTGACCAGGTCGCGGCATCGGCGACCCAAGCAGCTACGGCAACGCGGGAGGCGGCAACCGCAGCCAAGACCCATGCCGACGCGGCGGGCTCTGCCGCATCCGCTTCTGTGGCACAGGCGCGTGCGGTGGATGCAGCGGCTGTTGCTGGCGAACGCTTCCTGGCGGCGCTGCGCGATCAGGTCGCCACAACGGGCAAGTCTGAAGGGGCGCTGCTGCGGTACCGTGCGGCCCAGGCTGGCGTCGCCGCACAGGCATCGCCACTGATCATGCAGCTCGAGCACCAGCGCGCGGCGATGGCGGCGAACGAGGCCGCCGCGCAGCGGGCGGCTGCTGCGCAACGTGCTGCAGCTGCCGCACAGCAGCAGGCAGCTGCAGCACAGGCCAACTTCATGGCCGGCCTGCGCGACCAGGTCGCGGTGGCGGGCCTATCTGAAGGGGCGCTGCTGCGGTACCGCGCGGCTCAGGCCGGTGTCGCAGAACAGGCAGCGCCGCTTATCTCGCAGCTGGAGCGCCAGCGCGCGGCGATGGCTGCGAACGAGGCCGCCGCGCAGCGGGCGGCTGCTGCGCAGCGTGCTGCGACTGCAGAACGTCAGCAGACAGCCGCAACGCAGGCCAGCTTCCTGGCCGGCCTGCGCGACCAGATCGCACTGCAAGGCAAGTCAACGACCGAGGTGATGCGATACCGTGCTGCCCAACTCGGTATCGCGGGCGCGGCAGAGAAGTACATCAGCGCAATCGAAGCGAGCAACAAGGCCCAGGGCCGTGGAGCCCTCTCTGCTGCACAGTACAACGCCGCGATGCGCATGCTGCCCGCGCAGATGACCGACATCACTGTTGGCCTGGCAACCGGGCAAAGCCCGTTCATGGTCCTGATGCAGCAGGGAGGCCAGCTCAAGGATATGTTCGGCGGCATCGTGCCGGCAGCGAAGGCTGTCGGGGGCGCGGTCGCTGGCCGGGTTAATCCATACACCTTGGCAGCTGGTGCCGGCGTCGCACTGGCGGCAGCATGGTTGGCTGGCCGGCGCGAGTCGGAGGGCTATGCCAAGGCGATCACCCTGTCGGGCAACGCGGCCGGCACCAGCGTGGGCCAGCTCACGCTGGTGGCACGCGCCGCTGGCCAGGTCACAGGCGCCTATGGCATGGCTTCTACAGCTGCCACCGAGTTGGCAGCTTCGGGCAGGGTTTCCAGTGCCGTCCTGGCCCAGTCGGCCACTGCTGCAGTGGGTCTCGCTCAGGTCACGGGCGCCAAGGTATCGGAGACGGTGCGCATCTTCGAGGAACTGGGCAAGTCCCCTGTCGACGCCAGCCGCAAGCTGAACGAGGAGTACAACTACCTCACGGCATCCGTCTATGCCCAGATCAAAGCGCTGGACGAACAGGGGCGCAAAGAAGAGGCCGCCGCGCTGGCCCAACGCACCTTTGCGCAAGCAGTGAACCAGCGGGTGGCAGAAGTCAAAAGCCAGCTGAATGGGCTGGGGCAGACCTGGGACTGGGTGGGCCGGCAGGCCTCCAAGGCCTGGGACTTCATGAAGAACATCGGCCGCGTGACGCCCCTGGCCGACCAGCTTGCCGAGGCCCAGGCCGAGTACACGGCACTGGTAAAGGCCGCCAACAACTCCTCGAAAATTGCCGGCTTCTTTGGCCTCAACGTCGATACGACGAGGGAGGCTCGGCAAGAGGCACTCTCGAAGATCGCGTCCATCCAGGCGCAGATCCGCAGTGTGGACGAGAAGGCTGCAGCTGATTCCAAACGCGCCCAAGACAACGCCGCCCGCATTGACGCGACGGACTCATGGGACAAGCGCGCGAAGTCATTGCGCAACTGGAAGCAGCAGCTCCAGGACATGACAGATGACATCCGCAAGCAGGGCAAGCTGCTGGGGAAGACCGACCAGGAAATCAACGAACAGATCAAGTCCGCCACGGAAAAGCTCACCCCCAAGACCCCCAAAGCCGCGGCCAAGAGGGCAGACCCGGTAGACACGGCATACCAGGCGCAGCTGCAGCAGCTGCAGATGGCCCGTGCCTCCGCTGGCCAGGCCCTGGCGAACGCGCAAGAAAACGTCAGCGCTACCCAGGAGCAGGCCACAACGCGGCTGGAGGCCTGGCTGGCCGTCAACAAGAACGCGCTCAAGCTGGACGACGAGCGCATCGCCAAACTGCGCGCCGAAGCGGCAGAAACCGACCGGCTCAACAAGGCCACCAAGGAAATCACTGAAGGGCGGGCCCGGCGCGAGCGCATCACGGCCGGAATGGCCGATGTGCAGGAAGCGATGGCCCAAGCGCAGGGCCAAGGCGTCGAGGCGGCTGTGCAGAAAGTCGAGGAGCGCTTTCGCAAGCTGCGTGCAGACCTGGCCGTGCAGGGCGACTTCGCTGGCCTGGTCAAGGTCGACCAGCTCGTCGACGTGGAGCGCGCACGCGCCCAGCTCGCTGATCTGCAGCGCCAGGCGGAACGCATCCTGGCCGAGCAGTCGCGCGCAGAGCAGTCGCTCTCCCTGAGCGTCACTGCGGGGCTGACGGGCGAGCTGGACGCCAAGCGCCAGGTGCTCGACATCAACACCCGCACGGCCCAGCAGATCGAGGCCCTGCTGCCTCGCATGCGGGAGCTGGCTGCCCTGACCGGCAACAAGGACCTGGCCAACGGCGTGGCTGAGATGGAACTGCGCGTCCAGGGCCTGCGCACGCGCGCAAACGAGCTGCAAAAAGCGTTTGGCGACACCTTCGGCGACAGCCTGACCCGGGCACTTGGATCGCTGTCTGAGGGCACTGCGTCGCTCGGCGAGGCCGTGCGGGGCCTGCTGCGCGACCTGGCAGTGGGCATGGGCCAGTGGGCGTCCAAGCAGCTGGCCATGCGTGCGCAAGAGGGGCTGATGGGCTGGATTTCGGGCGGTGGCTCAGCCATGGCCGGCGCTACTGGGGCGGTGGCCGGTGTTGCCGCCACGGCCGAGGCTGCCGCATCGACGGCCGCCACCGTGGCAGACACAGCAGCCACGACGGCGGCAACTGGCGCCACAACGGCGCTGGCCGCCGCCGCGACAGCTGCGGCGACAGCGCTGCAGGCTGTGGCCGGCAGTTCGGCAAGTTCGGGGGCGGGCGGCCTTCTGAGTTCCGTGACCAGCGCCGTGGGTTTCGCGACAGGCGGCTACACCGGGCCAGGCACCAAGTACCAGCCTGCTGGCATCGTCCACGCGGGCGAGTTCGTGGCCCGCCAGGAAGTGGTGCGCCAGCCAGGCGCGCTGGCATTTCTCTCTGCGTTCAACCGCGCCGGCATGGCCGCGCTGGAAGGCTGGCAAGGCTACGCCGACGGCGGCCTGGTCGCGGGTGGCGGGGACCTGCAGGGCATCCCCAGCGCCGGGCGCTTTCAGCCCGCGAACATCAGCAACAGCACCACGCTGGACAACCAGCTGCAGCTGAACCTGATCGACGACCCCGAGCGCATCGCAGGCGTACTCGGCAGCAAACAGGGCGAGAAGGCCTTCACAGTGCTGCTCAGCCGCAATCCGGCCAAGTACCGGCAGATCCTGGGGGTAGCCTGATGGACGCGTGGCCCTTCGCCGCCAACTGGGATAGCCCTGTCAAGGAGTCCTTGGCGTGGCTCACAGACGTGCTGCAAAGCCCCTCTGGCGCCGAGCAGCGCCGCGCGCTGCGCCTGGCGCCGCGTCGCAGCTTTGCTTTTGACGTCCTGGTGCATGCCGCAGACCGCAGCATGTTCGACCTGTGGGTGCATGCGCGGGGAGCGCAGCCCGTCGCGCTGCCTATCTGGCCCGACGTCCAGCTGCTGCCCGTGGCACTGCCAGCCGATGGGCAGGCTGTGGAGTGCAGGACGGTCGGTTTTGACTTCGCGGCGGGCAGCATGGCCATGCTGCTGGGTGCCGGTCCGCACGATGTCGAGCTGCTGCACATCGACAGGGTGACCCCTACCGGCTTCGACCTGGTCGAGCCTGTGCTGCGCGATTGGCCCGCAGGATCGCGCCTGTTCCCGGCTCGCGCTGCACGCCTGACCGAGCTGCCCGCTCCCGTGCGCCTGACCGACCAGTTGGCACGCGCCAGCCTGGCATTCGAGCTGCTGGAACCATGCTCATGGCCGGCCGCCATGCCGGCGACGCTGTACCGGGGCCGACCTGTACTGGAGAGCCGGCCCGACGAATCCACGGACCTGACGCACGGCTTTGAGCGCCTGACGCTGCGCCTGGACAACGAGGTGGGCATACCCCGTGTCACGGACACCGCAGGCCGCAGTTTCGTGCTGCAGCAGCATGCATGGGCGCTGTGGGGCCGGGAGGAGCACGCCGCTTTCAGAGGCCTGCTGTACGGTCTGCGTGGACGCCAGGCGGCGCTGTGGGTACCGACCCATGCGGCCGACCTGGTCGTCGCCGGGACGGCGGCCGGCACCACGCTGCAGGTGCAGCGATGTGGCTATGCGGAGCTGGGCGCCGGCCGCATGGGCCGCCAGGACCTGCGCATCGAGCTGGTGGACGGCACAGCGCTGCACCGTCGCGTGGTGTCGGCCGTGGCCAGTGCCGAGCTGGAGACGCTGACGCTGGACGTGCCGCTGCCGGCCGGCCTGGGTGCAATGGACGTGCAACGCATCAGCTTTCTGGCCCTGTGCCGCCTGGCGGACGACAGCGTCGAGATATCGCACCTCACTGACGCCGATGGCCTGGCCAGGGCCACGCTGAAGTTTCGCGGCGTGCGCGCCGACCTGGAGGCCATGCCATGAGCTTCGGCGACTTCGAGACCAGCATCAGCGCCGGTCAGGCCGTGCGCCTGTACCAGCTCGACCGCAGCGCAACTGTCGTGTGGCGATACACGAACGCAGACCGTGCCATCACCTGGGGCGGCCACGTATACGCGCCGCTGGCCATCAGCGACGACGGCATCCGCATCTCGGGCCAGGCCACGGCAGACAAGCTCACCCTGACGCTGCCCGCGCTGGCTCCTGTTGCCCAGCTCTTCAGGGGCACGCCGCCCAGCGAAGAGATTTTCCTGACCGTCTACGACTACGACGCAGGCGCTGCAGATGGCGAGGTCGTCTGGATCGGCAGCATCACCAGCGTGACCTGGCCGCGCCAGGACACGGCCGAGATCAACTGCGGCTCGCTGTCGGCCAGCATGCAGCGCGAAGGCTTGCGCCTGCGCTACGAGCGCAACTGCCCCCACAGCGTCTATGACTCGGAGTGCGGGTTGCCGAAGGCCGATTGGGCCGTCCCGGTGACCATCACCGCCCTGGATGGGCGGGCTGTACAGGTGGCCGGTGCCGGCGCGCTCGATCAGTTCCAAGACGGCGCTGTCGAGTGGCCACGCGACGGCACGGTCGAGCTGCGTGGGATCGAACGTGCGGGCGACGGACTGGCGCTCTTCGGGGGCACCGGAGGCCTGCAGGTGGGCCAGGCCGTAACGCTGTACCCCGGCTGCGATGGCTCCCGCGCCACGTGCAATGGCCGGTTCAACAACATGGACAACCACGGCGGCTTTCCACACATGCCGGGCAAATCGATCTTTGACGGCGAACGCCTCTGGTGAAAGGAGTTTGAGATGTGGGTGCAACTTGCCATTTGGGTCGCAGCCATGGTCGTTTCGTACGCCATGACGCCAAAGCCCGCAACGCCGAAGGCGGCGACCTTGGATGACTTTGAGTTCCCGCAGGGGACAGAAGGCACGGCTCAGATGTTCGTCTTTGGCGACGTCTGGATCGACGGCTGGCAAGTCGTGGGCGTCGGCAATTTCCGCACCTCGCCCATCCGGCGCTGATGGAGGACCCTATGCGTATCTGGCCCCGCCATCTCTACAGCGTGCCCCATGAATCCGGCGTGGGGTTTTGCGCCACTGGCAGCCGCCGCTGGTGGGCCGCCCACGGCTTTGACTGGTCCGAGTTCGTGGCCAGCGGCATTGACGCCGACGAGCTGCTGGCCACGGGCGATCCGCGCGCCGTGCAAGTCGTAGAACATGCCAAATCAGCAGAGGCGATGAATGGGTAAGAAGAAGAAAGTCACCGTCGGCTACAAGTACTTCATGGGCCTGCACATGGGACTGGGGCGCGGGCCGTTCGACCTGATCCGCGAGATCCGCGTGGGCGACAAGACGGCCTGGCTGGGAAACGCCACGGGCAACACCACGATCAAGATCGACAAGCCCGACCTGTTCGGTGGAGAGGAGCAGGAGGGAGGCATCCAGGGTGACTTGGTCGTGCTCATGGGCGCCAAGGACCAGCAGCGCCATGCCGGCCTGGCCCAGATGCTGGGCGGCCTGGTCAGCGCCTTCCGTGGCGTGGTCACGACCTACTTTGACGGCATGGTCTGCGCCATGAGCCAGTACCCCAAGCCCTGGGCCTATCGCGTTCGGCGCATCCAGATGGGCTGGCACGGCGGGGAGTGCTGGTATCCCGAGAAGGCGGCGATCAAGCTGGGCGAGCGCATGCTCATCAGCGGCTCCGACCGGCCCTGGCGCTACCTGGTCGTTCCAAACTCGGACGCAACGGACCGGTCCGCCACGGCTTTCGACGACAGCGCCTGGCCCAGCGGGAAGACGCCATTTGCATCGCGCCCCTGGGACATCCCCGGCCTGTACGGCTTTGCGACGATACCGGCCACCACGGTACCGGAGGCCAGTAAGGTGTGGATGCGCACCTGGCTGGATCTGGGGGAGGTACCGCAGCAGCTGCGGTTCCAGGCCTTCGTGGACAACGACTGCCGTGTCTATGTGAACGGTACATTCGTGCTCGAAGTCGGCGGCAACAACGGCGCCTACTACGACGTCAACATGCCGACCTCGGCGTTCGTCGCCGGCAGGAACAGCATCGCTGTCGTCGGCTGGGATCGGCACAGCGGGCCGGGCAACTGGTACTGGTTCGACTGGCGCATGGTGGACTCCACCAACGACGACCTGTTCGGGATGAACCCCGCGCACATCCTGTATCAGGTCTACACAGACCCACGCATGGGCCGGGGCCTGCTGCCTGCGGCGCGGCTCGATGACGCTGCCTGGCGGGCTGCCGCCGACGCTTTCTCGGCCGAAGGCCTGGGCCTGTGCATGAAATGGGCGCGCAGCGGCCCAATCGCCGAGTTCGCGCAGCAAGTCATCGACCATGCAGGCGCTGCGCTGTACACCAGCCGGCGCACCGGCAAGCTGGTGCTCAAGCCCATCCGCGACGACTATGACATTGACGATCTGCCGCTGTTCACGCCCGATACGGGCCTGCTGGGCATTGACGACGATGCGTCGTCGGCCCAGGCCCAGGGCGTCAACGAGATTGTTGTGAAGTACTTCGATCCTTTCGACAAGCGAGAAAAGGCCATCCGCGAGCGCAACCTGGGCGCCATCCTCGCTGCAGACGGCGTGGCAGTGACCGAGGAAGTCAGCTATCCGGGCCTGGCCACCGAGGCGCTTGCCCGCCGCATCGCGCGCCGCGACCTCAATGCCAAAGGCGGCTTCATCAAACGCTTCGAGGTGCGGCTGGACCGGCGCGGCAAGGACATCCCCCCGGGCGGCGTGTTCCGCATCAGCGACCCGGCGCGCGGGATTGACAGCATGGTGCTGCGCGCCGGCAGCGTCGACTACGGGACGGTCACGGGCGGCACCATCACAGTGACGGCCCTGCAGGACGTTTTCGGGATGCCGGCAACGGTGCTGCGTGAGCCCGAGGATTCGGGCTATGTACCGCCTGACACGACCCCACGCGCGATCACGCAGCAGCGCGTCATCGAGGCGCCATACCGCGACCTGGTGCAGCGCCTGGGCGCCAATGATGCGGACGCACTGGACCCCACTGCGGGCTATCTCCTGGGCCTGGCCGTGGCGCCTTCGGGCATGTCGCTGGCATTCGATTTGCACACCCGTGTGGCTCCGGCTGACTTTGCCCTGGCGGCGTCGGGCGCGTTTTGTCCTGGCGCCAGGCTCGCCGCTGTGCTGCGCCCCATGGACACCACAATGGCCGTCAGTTCCGGCACACGGCTGGCCGACGTCCAGCCCGGGACGGCCGCATTGGTCAACGGCGAGATCGTGCGGGTGGACGCGGTGGACATGGACGCCGGCTTGCTGGTCGTGGGCCGGGGATGTGCGGACACTCTGCCTGCCTTGCACGCCCTCGGCAGCCACGTGTTTTTCTATGACACATTCGGCGAGGCGGATGCCACTGAATACACGCAGGGCGTATCCGTGGAGGCCCGCTTGCTCACGCGCACCACAGCGGGCGTGCTGCCCCTGGCGTCCGCAAGCACACAGACCGCAACTTTTGCGGCCCGCGCGATACGCCCCTACCCGCCAGGGCGGGTACTCTTCAACGGCAACGCATACCCCGATGCCGTCGTCGGCAGCGTTGCAACCACATGGGCCCACCGCGACCGCCGCACGCAGGCGGACGGCTTGATCGACGCGGCGGCTGCAAGCATCGGCCCCGAACCCGGCACCAGCTACGAGATCCACTATTTTTCCGAGGAAGGCGGTACCCCGATTGCCTCGGAAACGGGCATCACGGGAACCGCCGCCACGGCGTGGACGCCGCCAGGACCGGGCCGCTACCGCGCGGAGCTGTACAGCAGGCGCAACGGGCTGCGGTCGCTGCAGCAGGCTGTCCATACCTTCCAGTGGGGCGCTCAGCTGTGGACTCCCAGCAACCTTGCATCGCCTCCCGCCCTCTGGCTCGATGCGACTGCGGGGGTCGCCCAGGACGGGGCAGGAGGCTGCAGCACCTGGACTGACGCCTATGGCCAGAGCATGTCGCAGGGCAACGCCGGCTTCAGGCCGAGGGTGGTGACCGGCCTGGGCGGGCTGCCGGCACTGAGTTTCGAGGGAGATGACTACCTGGCATCGGATGAGACCGCGATTGCCCGGCTGTGCAGCGGAGTGAACGCAGCCTGGACGCTTGTGGTGTTCGATGGCGTTCCGATACCGGGGGCGGAAGTAGCGAAAACCATCCTCTCGATTCCTTCGCCAGAGCGAAGGCCTCGGTGGGAACTGAACGCAGGCTATGGCAACGTCTATCCCTATCTCTACTTGGGTCGTCTGGATAGCGGGCCGTGGTCGTCCCCCGTAGGGCTGTCGTCCCCGGTTCAAAGCGCTGTGTTGATGGCCTCCATGGACTTCATCACGGGGGCTGCCCAGATGGAGACGGAGTCGGGTCTGTCCAGCGCTGGAACTGGCTCAGGAGGAGGCCCGACCTCCGCCACGACCTCGGCGACGGTCGGACTCGGGGGTATCGTGGATGGTCAGAATCTCCATCGTTTCATCGGCCGTATGTCCTGTGTGCTTTTTGGGAACGGCACTTTGCCCAGCCGCGACGAAGTGGACAAGCTGATGGGGTGGGCTGCTCACCGTTGGGGATTGACGGCGAACCTGCCTGCCGACCACCCATACAAACATCAGCCACCAACAGTGACTGACCCAGGCGTGCCTGGCGCGGATTGGCATCAATGGCCCGTTCCATACCAGCAGGCAGGCACCCCCTACGGCATTTGCTGGAGCCCGACCCTGCAGCTGTACTGTGCAGTGGGCGATGGGCTGAGCTCAGGGAAATCCGGTGTGATGACAAGCCCGGACGGCGAGCAATGGACTGCGCGCCAGGCGTCGTTTCAGGGCAGCTTCATGTCGGTTTGCTGGAGCCCCGAGCTGGGGCTGTTTGCTGCGGTGAGCCCGAACAGCCTGCCCAACAAAAGCGTGATGACCAGCCCGGACGGGCTGACATGGACCACGCGGCAAGGCGTTGCCAGCTCGGGCTTCAGCAGCATTTGCTGGAGCCCGGAGAGGCATTTGTTTGTGGCGGTGGCACTGCTCGGCGCGGGAGGCGAAACCAAGGTCATGACCAGTCCTGACGGCGAAACCTGGACGGCGCGGCAAGGTGGCCAGGGATGTGGATGGGCGGGAGTCTGCTGGAGCCCGCAGCTGCAGCTGTTTGTCGCAGTCGCATCCTTCGCACCTGCCGGCGTCGGCCGCGTCATGACCAGTCCTGACGGCGTGTCCTGGACCCAGCGCGCCACACCGGCAAACTTCGCGGGTGGCGCGGTGTGCTGGAGCCCTGGCTTATCTCGGTTCGTCGCCATCGGGGGCGCACAGGTCGGCAGCACGATGGTCAGCACAAGCCCCGATGGCCAGGTATGGAGTTCCACGACATTGCCGGAGAGCTATGGCAATAGCGCCTGGCACTCCATTGCATGGAGCGACGCAGCATCGACTCTGTGCGCGGTAGGCATAGGCAGCGGCCGGCCCTTGATGACCAGCCAGGACGGGGTCGCATGGACCCAGGCCGGCGGATTCGGCGGGAACTATTCGGGCGTGTGCTGGAGCCCCGAGCGCTCCCAGTTCTGCGCGGTCTCGATCTACAACGCGCATACCCGTGACATGACATAGACGAAAAAAGACGGGCGACCTGGCCGGGTGCAGGAACACCTGGCCAAGCCCCCGACCTGCAGAGTAGACCTGCAAGCAAGGCAAAGACCCGCCACTCTCGCGAGAGCGGTCGAAGCCTAACAGTTTTCCGTATGGGAAAGAGGCTTGCAATGGAAGAAATACGCTGCGGCTCCTGCCGCCGCAAGCTGGGCGAGGGAGTTTTCTCCCGCCTGGCGATCAAGTGCCCCAGGTGTGGGGCATTCAATCAGCTGAGCGCCTCGAGCGCCACACCAGAGCCCCAGAGCGGGCCGACAGCTGAGATAAATGACAAACCCCATAGTCCCATGGATCGGCGGCAAGCGTCGCCTCGTCGACCTGCTCCTGAAGCGGTTTCCCCACCATAGCTGCTACGTCGAGCTATTCGCAGGAGGCGCGGCCGTGTACTTCGCGCGGCACCCCGCCGATGTCGAGGTCCTCAACGATGTCAATGGCGACCTGGTCAACTTGTACCGGGTCGTCACTCATCACCTGGAGGAATTCGTCAGGCAGTTCAAGTGGGCCTTGACGAGCCGCCAAGTGTTCAAGTGGATGCAGGAGACCCGGCCAGAAACGCTGACGGACGTGCAGCGTGCGGCCAGGTTCTTCTACCTGCAGCAGCACTGTTTCTCAGGGAAGGTGAGCGGCCAGACCTTCGGCACGGCGACCACTGCGCCAGCGATCAATCTGCTCAGGATCGAAGAAACGCTGTCAGCAGCGCATTTGCGTCTCGCGGGCGGCACATACGTCGAGCAGCTAGATTGGTCCGCGTGCATCGACCGCTATGACCGGCCGCACACGCTGTTCTACGCGGACCCGCCGGACTGGGAGACCGAGGGCTACGGCGTGCCGTTTCCCTGGGAGCAGTACGAGCTGATGGCCGCCAAGCTCAAGACGATCAAGGGCAAGGCTGTGGTGAGTATCAACGATCACCCGGCGATCCGAGAGTGCTTCCAAGGTTTTGAGATGGAGTCGCTCAAACTGGACTACACCGTGGGCGGCGGCGCCAATCGAGTCGAGCGCGGCGAGCTGGTCATCTACAGCTGGGACCGAGAGCACGAACCGGCAGGCCTGTTTTGAAGCGGGATGGTCAGTACGACCACACTG